ATATTCAAGAGGGTGATATTGTTATCTTTGACTTCCCTAAGTTACCTGATGGAACTCTAACTCTAGACCCAACACGGGGTAAACGAAATGGACGTGGTGACCATGCAACATTCTATGCAGGAGATCGTCTTGATGTCAACAAACCTGGAAGCAACTACATTGGAGTTCTAGGTGGTGAGCAAGGCGGTGGTGCTGCTATAAGCATGAAGTCTTTTGATAAGTCTCACATTCTTGGCGTAAGAAGAATACAGTACAATGACATTGACTACGAGTTTACTAAAGAATTAGCAAAAGTTAATCCAGACTTTAATAAGTTTCTAAACAATGAAGCTCAGGCTTTTGACTTTAATGCTTTCATGGAGCAGTCCTCTGATCCAATACAGGGAACTAATAGACTAACATCTGGTTTTGATGAAGGCGGTCTGACAGAAGCTAAAGGTCTAAGCTGGGGTGAGCTTATTGTCGATAACATTTTAGGTTTAGACAACGAGTATGAATCCTTTGGTGAAAAACTTGGTAAAGCTATTAATGAAGACGAGATTAAGTTTCTAAAAGATGCAGCTGTTGGTGTGTACGAAGGTACTAAAGAATTTGTACAAGCCCCAGTAGAGACTACTAAACAAGTAGTTAATGAGATTAAAGATAGTGTAACTAGACTTGGCTCTGAAGATTTAAACATTAGACTTCAACGTATGTATAATGTATCATACGAACAAGCTACTGACGAACAAGTAAACCAAGCTAGAGAAGCTGTACTAGGTGATGCACTTACTGCACTAGAGCTTGTACCTGCAGCTAAGGTTACAACTACTGTAGCTGGTGCTGCAATTCCAAGTGGTCTTAAAGCAGATGTTGTAGGTCAAACTAAAGCTATGCTTTCTGGTGACAGGGAGTTTCTATCTGCGACACCTACAAATAGAGCTACAACTCAATCTCTTAGTGCAGGGTTTACTGGACAGAACCCACCTACGTATATACCTAAAGATGAGTCGGTATTTGACCCTGACGGGATTTACGAAACAAAAGATGGCATTGTAAAATTTAGAGAGCCTATTGCAGAGTTTACACGTAAGCTTACAATGACTAACTCTTTTCCTAGTAAAGGTATGACAGGAGCAGAGTTTTTAAGATTACTTGAAAAGGATTCTGAATCTATTCCTCCAAGTTCTTACAAAGAAGGGCTTGTAGACAGAGACAAACGATATACTAGAGAAGAACTTTTAGATGCTGTAACTAAAAGTCCTAAAGGGTTACCAGAATCTTTATACTACACCCTTGCAGATTTAGGTGCTAGCCCTGCGTTTGGAGGGTATCAACGTCAATCTCAGGTAGGTTTTACAGGATACCCTAGATATCCAGAAGACACTTCTTATTTCTCAATACCTATCTTATCCCGTACATCGGGCAATACTTTTAAAGCTAATTCCCAGCACTTTGATGCAAGTACGACAGCTCACGTTAGGGGTAGTTTTATAGACCCTATGGTTGGTTTTAATGTTGATAAAACTTTAAGTCCAGAGTTTAAAAGTATTGTCGGTAAAGATCGACCTTACTTATTAGTAGAAGAAATACAATCAGACCTTTTGCAGAAAGGTTATAGAAAACCTAAAAACTCTTTTGACGTTGCTTTTGACAGAGCTACAAGTGAAACTATGACTGGTTCACCAGTTACTTTTCAAGAAGCTTATGGTGATATAACTAATGAACTTAAAAGTTTGGTTAAGAGTCTTGAAAGTAAGGGTGTAGCAATGCCCGAAGAACCTGTAAGGTTGCAACTCCCATTTAAAACAGGGGTCTTAAACCACCCCCAATATAAGGACCGAAGAAAAAGAGACTTCATAGACGAACTTTACTCACCAGAAAGGGGTACTGTAGAAGACTCTAGGCTTGTAGAGTTTGAAGAAATTAAAGATTACATAGATAAACAAGGGGTAAACTCTAGCCATATTCACCAAATACTTAATGATTTGCGGGAAGGTGCTAATAGGACTAGGTCAATAAATGATTTTGAGGGTGTATCATTTGTAGGTCCAAACAATAAAGTTTATGACAGCATAATTGTAAAATCTCAAGACCCCCTTTCAAATAATCCAATGTATGTTGTAGATGTAGACTCCCCAGCTTATGATGAGTTTTTAGAAGATTTTGATGGGTATGCAAAACAATTTGGGCTTAACTATGATGATCTGGCAGATGCATACGACGAAGAGCTAGGTAAATACTATGATGTTATAGACAAAGAAATAACGGATAGAAAATTAGACAAAGATGCAGTTGATGGTGCTTTTGTTAATGGTTTATACGAAAGATTTCTTGAAATTAAAAAAGATCAAAGATTACTTGGAGATGAAACAAACACTGCATTACCCCCAGTAAGAAAAAACAAACAGACTGTTGAAGAAGCATTAAAACTACTTATTGCTAAAGCTGACCAAGAAGGTGTAGATAAGATTGTTATCCCACCTGCAAGTAAGATAGCAGAGGCTAGAAGAAGAACTATCGACCCTTCAGACAAAGGTGACAGATTTTACAGAACCTATGTTACAGACTTAGATAAAGCCTTAAAAGATTTAGAAAAGAACTATCCTGTAACTATACACAGAGATATAGAACTACCTTATAAGAATGAAAAAAACCAACCTACTAGAACCGCCGCCCAACAACACCTAATTGATATGGGTTTTGAGGATATGGTTAATGACAATCCTAATGCAGTGGCAGCTAATGCTGCAGACGATGCTGCGATAGACGATGATGACCTCTTTACTGTAGAAGAGGGTAATCAGTTCTTTGATCTGCCTGAAGGGTTTTTTGATGATGTACCTGATCAAAATGCTCCTGTTCAACAACCAAAAACAAAAACCGAACCAGTTAACCGTAAAGGTATAATCATTGATATCTCAAAACTAAGAGAGCAGTTTCAGGTAGATAAGCCAAGACAATTTGCCGAAGGAGGCACAGTAGACATGAACCAACAAATGAGTTTTGCATTCGAGGACGGTGGTCTTCGTGACGATGGAATGATGAGAGACCCTGTGTCAGGTAACGAAGTACCCCCAGGATCTACAGCTAAGGAAGTACGTGATGATATTCCTGCACAGTTATCTGAAGGGGAGTACGTAGTTCCTGCTGATGTCGTCAGATACTACGGTGTAAAATTCTTTGAGGATCTACGAGATAATGCAAAAATGGGCTTGCAAGATATGGAATCTCGTGGTAGAATTGGTGGTGAACCTGTTCCTGCTGGTGGTCCTATGAATGAAGGAGACCTTAGTCCAGAGGAGATGGCTGCTATCCAAGAGATGATGGGTATGGCTGAAGGTGGTGTTGTTAATATGTACAAACAACAGCAAGACCTGTACAGCCCACCTAATCCAGCTATCGGTAATCCTACAACAGGTATGGCATCAGGTGGTGAAGTAAGAGGCTATAACAGCTCTAGTGTTGTTACAACTCCACAGCAACAAGCTGAACAAGGCTTTTATGCAGCAGGTCAACAAGCTCAGAATGCAGCATTTACAGGGTTTCCATTAGGTTCTACAATTTTTCAATCGGAAACTGCAGTAGAACCTGTACCAGAAGAAGAAACTACTAGTGTGACTTTGTATGGTCCTAACTATCTTACAGACTCTTCTCAAGTTGTAATGTTAACTCTTCCTGCAGATCAGGCTAGATATGATCAACTTATAGCTCAAGGCTACACTACAGAAATGCCTGTAGCAATTACATCTAGTAATGATAATGGTGGACCACCTCCAAAACCCCCTGGAGAATCTAAACCTGCTTATGAGGATTGGTTAAATTCAGCAGACTTTAACAGTCAAGCAGGTATTGAAAAGTTTATTGCAGGTATTGAGTACGATCCGTCTAAGTCTAATCTAGATATGCAAACATTAAGTGCTACTATGTTAGCTGGACCTATGGCTGGTCTTGCTACAGCCGCAGGTGGAGCATTAAGAGGTGGTGGACTACAAGCAATCTCTGACTTACGTGCTGCATCACTTATTGCTAAAGCACAAGGTCTTGATAAACTTGCTGGTAAGATTGATACACAAGTTGCAGATATTATTAAAGATGGTCCAGGTATTCTAGATTTCCTAGATGATATCTTTGCTACAGGTAAGCAAAAAGGTAATGCTTGGGCTAAGAAAAATGGTTTCGAAAACATTGATAAGGCAATAGAAGCAGGGGTAACACCTAAACCACCTGTTGCAACTAAACCTACCCTTGAACAAACGGCGGCAAAGAAAGCTGTTTCAGAGTATGAAGGACTTAAAAAGCCTTCTGGAGGGGGTGATGACGATCCATTCCCAACTGTTGTAACTGACAAGTCTATTGCAGAAACAAAAGCTATTATGGATAAACAGACATCTGACACCATAAAAGACACTACTAAAAATCTTGAAAGAACTACGGCTAAAGTAAAAGATATACAATCTGGTAAAAATACATCGGGTCAAGTTGGATTCGATAAAGGTGGCCTAATGGCCAAAGGCAAAAAGAAAAAGAAATAAGGCTACCCAGCTACGGCTGGCCCCAATATAAGGAGAATGTAAATGCCTGAACTAGCAGAAGTAGAAACACCAAAAACAGCAGGATTTGTTGATCGAGGTTATAACTACGAGAAAAAGCGTAAGCGTATTGAAGAGGAAGAAGAGGAGATTAAACGACTTGAAGCCGAACAACGTGGTGAATCTGAAGCAGAAGAAGAAGTTACCAAAACGGAAGAGGCCGATACAGAAGTTGAAGAAGCAACGTTATCTCCAGAAGAAAGAAGTTTCAAAAAACGTTACGGCGATCTAAGACGCCACATGCAGGAAAAAGAAAAGGAGTGGAACGAGAAGTTCGAAGCCTTTGAAAAACGCATGAAAAAAGAAGCTATTGCTCCACCCAAGTCGGATGAAGATATTGAGGAATGGGCAAAGCAATATCCAGACGTAGCTGGTATCGTAGAGACTATTGCTGCTAAGAAAGCTCAAGAAATGTTTAGCAAAGCAGATGCCAGACTTCAAGAGCTAGATAAAGCACAAACAGAAGCAGAACGAGTTAAAGCTGAGAATGCTATTCGTAAATCACACGAAGACTTTGACGATCTACGTGCTTCTGATGACTTTCATAACTGGGCTAATGAACAGCCTAAGTGGGTACAAGATGCACTGTACGAAAACTCAGATGACCCTGCGTCAGTAGTACGTGTTATTGATTTGTACAAAGTAGATAAAGGCCTTACTAAAACTGCAAAGAAAGCTAAGGCTAAAGATGCAGCTTCTACAGTTACTCGTCGTAGTAAGACAGATGTAGATGTAGATGATGCAAGTGACACTATTCGTGAATCAGATGTAGCTAAAATGTCAGACAAAGAGTTTGAAGCTAGGTCCGAGGAAATCAACAAAGCTATCCGTTCGGGTAAATTTGTTTACGATGTATCTGGCAAAGCTAGATAAGCTGTTGACAAACACTTAATCAACAGTATAACTATAGGCATAGAGACAAAAGCCCCCTCGTGACTACCTTTTGTCTCAGCCAAATTTCATAAAAAGTCTAAAACTAAAAAGAACTACCTGTTCAAGTATAGGCCCAGTAAGCATACGGTAGCGCAACTGTATACTATCTGCACCCTAGAAAACGTACAGCCTCTTTAAGGTGTTTAGCTTAACAAGCCAAATATCATGGAGGATTTTATCATGGCTTTTACAACCGCAGGTGGCTACGGAAACTTGCCTAACGGCAACTTCTCCAGCGTCATCTATTCCAAAAAAGTACAGCTTGCTTTCCGCAAGTCTACAGTTGTTGGTGATATCACTAACTCTGATTATTTCGGTGAGATCAGTGCTCAAGGTGATACAGTTCGTATCATCAAAGAACCTGAGATTTCGGTCAGCTCTTATGCTCGTGGCACACAGATCACAGCACAAGACTTGGACGATGAAGACTTCTCTCTAGTCGTCGACAAAAGCAATTACTTTGCTTTCAAAGTCGATGATATCGAGGAAGCTCACTCACACGTAAACTTCATGGACCTTGCTACCAACCGTGCGGCATACCGCTTGGCTGACCAGCATGACCAAGAAGTTCTAGGTTACCTATCAGGTTACAAACAGTCTACACTGCATACTGCAGCTGACACTGTCAACGACACTGTAAACGGTACCAAAGCAGTTGATACTGCAGGTTCAGACGAATTGCTTTCTTCAATGAAGCTAACAAAGGGTGACTTTGGTAACATCACAACTGCTTCTGCAGGTGACCACTCAATCCCAGTTGCAGCTCGTCTACCAGGTGCGACAGCACTGCCAACAGCTACGATTTCACCAGCAATGATGGTGGCTCGTATGGGTCGTCTACTTGATCAACAACAAGTTGATACACAAGGTAGATGGATCGTTGTTGACCCAGTATTTATGGAAGTTCTTCGTGACGAAGATTCACGCTTCCTAAACGCCGACTACGGTGAATCAGGTGGCCTACGTAATGGTCTAGTTTTGAACAACTTCCACGGTTTCCGTGTATATAGTTCAAGCAACCTGCCATCAGTTGGTACTGGTCCTGCAACAACAGGTACAGATAACCGAAACGATAACTTTGGTGTTATTGTTGCTGGCCACGATTCTGCTGTTGCAACTGCGGAGCAAATCAACAAAACAGAAACATACCGTGACCCTGACTCATTTGCAGACATTGTCCGTGGTATGCATCTATATGGCCGTAAGATTCTTCGTCCAGAAGCAATCACTACAGCTAAATACAACTTGGCATAAGGGGAGATTGAATTATGACACCTAACGGAATGCGTACAATCTCAGTAGAACTTAATGCAACAGATCTAGCATCTGGTGCAAACACAGTTGCTACTTTCCCTGCACAGACAGTTATCCTAGCTGCTGGTGTTGAAGTTACAGAAGCACTTGCAGGTGCTACTGCTCTGACTTTCGACATTGGTACAGGCCTTGATGATGACGAGTTCGTTGCAGGTTATGCAATGGCTTCTAAATCAGCAGGGGATGTTGCTCCATCAATTCCAGGAGTAGCATATGTTGGTGCAGAGGATACACTTGACCTAACTGTTGACACATTGACAGGTACAGCTACTGCAGGTAAACTGCGTGTCTGGGCTTTGGTAATGGACGTTGATGGAAAAGGTGCAGCAGAAGTTGCACGTGATCAAGTTTAACTGAACTAAACTAGAGGGGCTGGGTCACTGGCCCCTTTAGGCTATCTGAAGGATTTTTGTAATGGCAACTTATGTTACTTTAACTAATCAACTATTACGCAGACTTAACGAAGTTACACTGACTACGTCTGGTGATGGCTTTGATTCAGTACGTAATGTACAAGCTCTTGCTAAAGATGCTATTAACAACTCCATTAGAAATATCCTACAGACAGGCCAAGAGTGGCCTTTTCTTAAAGTTACATATATTCAAACATTAACTGCAGGAACAAGACTTTATGATTTTCCTGCTGACTTTGCCAGTGTTGATTGGGATACTTTTTATATTAAACAACTAAGTTCTACAAGCAACACTCCCAGCTTTTTACCTACAGTATCCTTTGAAGAGTATACACAAAGGTATCGTGGACTTGATGACCAAGCTGATTCAGGCTCTGGTATATCTGCACCTCAACGTGTTTATCAAACCTATGAAAGTAAATTTGGTTTAACACCTGTCCCAGATAATGCATATGAAATAGAATATGTGTATTGGAAATTTCCTTCTGACCTAACTAACTACAACGATAGTTGCGTTATACCTGATAGGTTTAATCACGTAATTGTTGACGGTGCTATGATGTATATGATGAGGTTTAGATCTAACGATCAGAGTGCAGCTATACACCAACAAAACTTTGATACTGGTATTCGTTCTATGAGACGTATACTTATGGATGACCCACTAGATATTAGGTCTACAGTAGTTCAAAGAAATAAATCTTTTAGTAACACTATTAGCAGTATTGTATAATGGCTGAAAATCTAGCATCCTTTAAAGTATTCTGTCAGGGCGGTCTTAACACTAGCCGAGATGTGTTATCACAAGGTGAAACACAACCAGGATCAGCAGTGAGTCTTATCAACTATGAACCTGCTGTTACTGGTGGTTACAGGAGAATTAGTGGTTTTAGAAACGACTACGGTACGATTACAGGTACGGGAAATGTTCTAGGCGTATGTGTAGCTAATGGTATTAACGATGGTATATTAGCTTGCCGTAAACCTTCTAGTGGTAATAACTATCTACACTATTGGAATGATACCACAGATGCTTGGGTTGCAGTAACTACTTCTGGCTCCCCTACTATGACAGGTGTAACCAAGGTACGTTTTACCAAGTATAACTGGGGAAGCCCTAAAATTATTCTTACCGATGGTGTAAATCCTGCAGCTACATATGATGGTACAACCTATACTCAGATTACACACACTAATGCACCTGACGATCCTAAGTTTTCTCATGTGTTTAAAAACCATATGTTTCTAGCAGGTGACCCTAACGAAAATACAAATGTGTATTTTAGTGCGCCTTACGATGAAACAGATTTTTCTCCTGCCAGTGGTGGTGGAGTTATAAACGTAGGGTTCCCTGTCGTAGCTATCAAATCTTTTCGTGATGTTTTGTACATCTTTGGTACAAATAATATTAGAAAACTTATTGGCGATAATATTTCTAACTTTACATTGCAAGAAGTTACAGATGACTTAGGATGCCTTGCTTCTGATAGTGTTATTGAAATAGGTGGTGATCTACTCTTCTTATCACAAGATGGCTTACGTCCTATATCTGGTACGGATAAGATTGGAGATGTTAATCTTGAAACGGTATCAAAAGACATTCAGTCTATTTTTACTGACATTATTTTTGATATTGATCTTGAAGGATTAAACTCCGTAGTCATACGACAAAAGACGCAGTTTAGGTATTTCTTTGCGGGTTCAGATACACAGGGTATTATTGGTGGTTTTAGATTAACACCAAATGGACTGCAGTTTGAATACAGTCAAATGCTGGGTATCACAGCTACATGTTCGGACAGTGGTTATATAGGTCAAAATGAATTTATCTTACATGGAGATTCTTCTGGTAAGGTTCATAGGCAAGAACAAGGTAATGACTTTGACGGAGATAATATATTCAGTCTTTTTCAGACTCCTTTCTACCACATGCAAGATCCAGAACAACGAAAGATATTTTATACCATAGCAACGTATATGCGTTCTGAAGGAGATAACAGTATTATTATGTCAGCTTTGTATGATTACGATGACTCTGACGTTCTATCTCCTACAAACTTTACATTAACAACAGAAGGTGCTGCAGCATACTTTAACGAAGCTGAGTATGACGCCACCGCAATTTATGATGGTAATCCATCACCAGTGCAACGTACTAACGTTTCAGGTTCAGGCAAGTCTGCTTCATTCAGATTTGTTACAAATGACGCAAATGCATCACACAGTATACAAGGTCTTGTGGTTACATTTGGAGTAGGAGATAGGTTATAAAATGGCAGGTTATACAAGACAATCCGTAGCAGATATTATTGCTAATGCTATTATTAAAGCTGCACCAGTTAATGCGGAGTTTGATCAAATACTTGCCGCATTTAATGCAAGTACGGGTCACAAACATGATGGTACAACAGCAGAGGGTGCTTACGTACCACTGATTGCTGACACTGATGCATTAAACAAAGTTGTAATTGACACAACAAATAATCGAATTGGTTTCTTTAGTGAGGTATCTGCTGCTGCAGTAGAGCAACTACGCATTCAAGACGGTGCTATAGTTCCTGTAACTGATGATGACATTGACCTTGGTGCATCAGGTGCAGAGTTTAAAGATTTATATATTGATGGTATTGGCTATATCGACACAGTTCAGGTACATGAAAATGCAACAATTACTGGTAATCTTACTGTTAATGGTAATACCACACTTGGTGATTCAGCTACTGATACGGTTACAGTTACTGCAGACGTTGCCTCTCCTCTTATCCCTTCTGCTGATGATACTCATGATCTTGGTGCTGTAGGTTCTGAGTGGCGTAATCTATATATAGACGGTACAGCTAATATTGATAGCCTTGTAGCTGACACTGCAGACATTGACGGTGGTACTATTGATAATGCAATTATTGGTGGAACAACT